ACAGGAACTAACTCATGGCCGATAGATACTGCAAGCCTTTTCCCTGTATTTTCTAAATCTTTTAATTCCCGATTTAGCTTTGCGGACTTAGATGCGGTATCATCATCGATGATAAGCCCCATTGCTTTGGCACGTTCAGCCACTTTGTCCATCTGCTCAGCGGACATGTTAAGCATGGCGTGCATTTGATACCCGGTACGTCCAAAGAGTTCCATTTCGACACGAGTCTTTTCAGCGCCATCTTTCATGCCCCTTAGACGTTCCTGTATCATCTTAAACACTTCAACGGTATTCTTACCTTGAATCTGTTCAAGTGTGTAGCCTAATTTACTAAATATATCAGTACCGAGTTTTCCCTCTGCCCGAGCGACTTCCATTTTTTCCTTGGCCGCTCCGACGTTTTTAGAAAACTTAGCAAATGCACCAGCGCTATCTTCCATAGCAATACCCATGTAATTAGCTACTGCTAATAGTTCACTGGTTTCTTTTGCCGTAGCACCGGTAATGCCTGATAACTTCTTAACGGCTACGTCCCATTGGATAGCCTCCTTGGCAAGTTTAGCACCGATGCCTACAACACCGACACCGGCACCTATCGCCATGAGATCATTCTTCATTTTGCCAAGGGCGGATTTGGCGCCTTCAGCACTAGCTGTAATTTTCTTGAGTCCGGCTTCCGTATTCTTATCTGTCAGCTGAACGACAATATCAATTAAATTATTGGCCATTCTTGTGCGCCACCTCCAATTCTTTAGCTTCCAAGATTACAAGTAAGTCGATAAGGTGCGGTAGTGGCTCAATGCCGTAAGCCCTCGCCACTTCTAACACCGCAGGCATATCGAATCCAGCAATACCACCTGAATGCCAACGCCGCTGCATCCGGCTAGCGTTGTATACTCGCATTGCCTGTCTCGTTCCATCTAATTGATGCGGGGAATTAAACTCACACTCCGAACAGTCAAAGTGCTGTTTAGTCTCACGTTGCATCTTGATACAATCAGAACAGTATTTTGGTTTGTCGGAGTTGAGCCAACTCCACGCATCAATTAGTTTTTTTCAAGTTCAGCCCTTTTTTCGTGAGTAAACCGCATGGTATCAAGCGCAACTTCCATAAGATCATTGTCTGGTGCTGCGTTGATTTCATCTTCTGTCAACCCGTAAATGTGCTGCATAATCCATTGTGCAAGGTCACGGGAACGCAATAGACGTTCTGTGTCCGGTGCTTCCTCTGGAACTGGAGTATACAATGGATCTAAACCGGATTTAATTAATTCACCACGTTCAGCGAATGTTAAGCCTCTTACTTTGATATCTTCAAATGCCATGTTGGCACCTCCTAGTATTGTTCTTGATTATTAACTAAAGTAATGATGGATGCGGAACGACCAGCATCTGCACGATAGTACGCCTTGAATGGTAATTCAATATTGACGCCACGTGGACCGTCAATGCCTGGAGATTGTCGTTCGTATACCAGTTCAGGCAATTTGAATGTAAGCGACCAGTCATCTTGTTCAAGTCGTAATTCCAAACTGGATTCTGTACCGTTAACCGCTTTATTCAAGAGGTCCTTATTTTGGAAGAACGCTTTAATTGTCCCAGAAATTGACACGATACCTGGGTCGATGTACGTCCTAAAGCCTTTACCACCAATAGCGTAAGAATCGCCATCCAAGCCAAAATCAAAGTTGATATCACAACTTAGAATATTAGCCACAGTGACGCCACCTTCTTTGATGGTCGCATTTAGATTTTGAAATGGTAAGAAATTTACTGCCTTAGCTGCAGCATCGAATGTAGTAGCCGCTAATGTTTCCTTGCAGCCCATTACATCCACAGATGCTGTAAGTTCGGAGTCACCACCAAACTTAAATCCTAATTTACTAACTCGCGCGCCCGCGAATTGTTGGAACACATTAACATCAGGGTATCCCTGCTCAATAGTTAACGACGGCATTGTATTACCGATTTTAAACACGTGCTCGGACTTCTTATTTGGCGCTTGGCCAGTTGTATTAGAAGTCGGTTGCCCGAATGCAGCTTTTAGCCAATAGCCAATATCGATTACGCCAACAGGCACGGTTAAGCTACCAGACGTGTCGATGTTGCCACGGAAGGGCGCTGCAGGATTACGATCACCACGTATCACAGTGGAGTCATTTAAGTTTTGACTAGCTTTCACGGAGCTAGATATGATTGGCGTGATTACACCGCCAGTGGATGGCGTTGTACCAAAATCCGCCTCAAACGCAATCGCCACATGGGATTGAGAACCCTGTGCACGTTTTGCTGTTGCCATATGCATTTCCTCCTTTAATATTCAATATTCCCGCCGATTACATGCGGAATCTCTATAGTAGCTGTTAAACGTCCGGTGAACACCGGGCGCCAATTCATTGAGTCTAATTCATAATCAATGCCGATTACCGGAAAGGCTGGATTCACCTTACAAATGCATTCGATGATTAACTGCCCTAGGTTATCCGATTCTAGCGCTCCGTCGTAACGAATAATATTATTAATGCGCGTTGCACCTTTATGGACGATACCCCATACAATCATTAACGAGTATGTATAGGTATCCGCAAGCCCTTCGTTCTTATTACTCGGTAGCAATATGATGCAAGGGCAATCTTCTTCAAGCGGTGCTTCTACGTCATCATATCCGACATACAGTTGCGCCGGCTTTCCGTATTTGTCATTACAAAATTTAGTCAACGCTTCATCGTTCGCTAAGGCCTCAGCCCATCGTTCAACGATGCGCGACAGTGGAATTGTCTGTTGCATCAAATCACCTTACCTTGTAATTACGTCGAGAAGCGGATTGTGCCGCCGGTCCATAAATAGCGTAGTCGCCTATCTTACCCTCAATATAAGGTTTAAGCTTAGGCTGCAACGCCTCTTTCATAGGACCATAAGTATGACGTGGCTGAATTTTGAACATCGATTTTCCTTTTGGTAATGGTACACCGGCAGCAAATAACTTCTTACGCATAGGCTCTGTAATTTGCTTAGTGTACCCTTCTTCGATTCGTTCACCCAATCGTTTTGCCGAATTGGATAACCACCCAACTCGGACGGATTGTTTGCCCTTGTCATATTGATATCCGACTGCATTCGACAACTTACCAAGTGGACTATATCCGATTGTCCTGGCGCTAATGCCCATATCAAGTAAGGCATTTCGCGATTTCGAGCCCCAGGCTTCTCGTTCTGCACGCCCTCCGCTTTGATAAGCTTTTCTAAGTTTCGCCCCGAATGCTGACTCAAATGCGGCTCGACGAGCTGGCGCCATGAAGTTAGGATATTTACGTCCACCAGGTGCACCCGACCGAATGCCCTGCTTAATTTCCTTTTGCATCATCCAACCTGTGGATTTTAACGCTTTGCGCATCCAGTCCGGCTTGGTTTCCGCGATGAAATTCAGATACGGAGTGGCTGTGTCTGTAATCGTAATCGGTTCATTCATTACGGTCTCACCGCCCTCACGTTATGGACAATTTCCAAACAATACATCGTGCCGTCAAAATTTGAAATGTGATCAACGTACCATTTCTCGCCGTTGATATACACTTCATCTTTTGAATGTGGATTAGGTACATCCTTAGCACGCACCCAAATTTGAGCCTTATCGGCTAGTGCTTTGTCGACGAACCCAGAACCCTTACCGTCATATTCACCGATTTCTACACTTGCTTTGATATCTTGGCCTTTGTAAGTAATCTTTTCGCCGAATATAGATAGTAACGCTTTATCATCATATTTCAGCATTGGTTTTACCTCATAAAAAAGTAAAGCGCCCATTTTGGGCGCTTTGTAATTATTTAAGCAGTAGGTTGTAACAACATTACTGTCACAGTTTCCTGTGTTGCAGTTTTAGGTTCTACTGCCATACCAAGAACTTTACCACCTGTTTTTACTGCTTTGTCTGTTAAGAATTGAACTAAATCACCAACAGCGTAAGTATCCACTTTATTAGCTGCTACTTTGAATACGCCTGTTACTTTTACAGCGCCAATTTCGCCTTTGGCGATGTCAGTAATTGCAACTCCGTGCAATTTACCGACTTCTACAATATCGCCCACTTTTACAGGAGCGGTAGCTGTGAAATTGATACGATCAGTATCCATTACGAATTGTGTCATCATATATGTTACCCCCTAATTATTTACCAGCGTTTTTATATAAACCACGGAAGTCAAGTGCGCTTACGCCACAATCAAATGCCACTTTATATTCAATACCATCTACATCAAAACCTTGACGAGTTTCTAAACGTGGAGTTTCAACACCGTTCAAGTAAGTTACTTCGATAGTGTCATGTTGACTTGCATCGGCTACTAAGTACCACGCATCTGGATCAGTCAATTCTGCATCTGCCACAATTACGAAGCGACCTTTGTAAGGGTTAACCACACCGGAATTTGTACCATCTACTGCTGCAGTAGAGTTAACAATTTGGTAAGCTGTTACTTCCAATTCTGGTGGTACTACTAAATATTTAGGAGTGATGTTTAAATTAGCTGTGCCTTGAATACCTTTTTGACGACGCATAGCCGTAATCGCTTTAGCGATTGCTTTAACGGATAATGCTTCGCCTGTCTTAGCAACATTGCCGTGTTTATCGTCAAATAAGGCTACGTTATCTTCCATTTTAACGTCGCCAGTTAATTGAGCGTATGTCATTTTATTTACCAAACGCTTTGCAGCAGAACCGTATTTAGTAGCGATTTTGGAGAATAGGCCTAAATCATCATTGATGATTGCTTGACGGGTCAAGCTAAAAATTTTGCCGTATGTAGCCACTTTAGTACGAGCAGATGCTTCTTTGAAGACATCTTGTTGGAATTGACCACCTTCCGGCACTAATTCAAGGTTGCCAGCTTCAGACAATGCTACGCGTGCAGCTTCTTTGAAATCACGGTTAGAGCCTTTGCCTGCCCAAATTTGGAATGTAGTTTCTGCTTCATTAAAACCAACCATTACGGATTTATTAGCCAAGTTAGACATGATTGCAGGGAATGTAGATGTGGAATTAATAGCCGCACGTGCCATTTCCATATTATCGCCAAATTTAGCTTTAGTATCACATTCACGTTGCAAGGACTCGCGAGCCAACTCAATCATGGAATAGCCGCGCAATTCGTTAGCGCCCGGCGCTGGTTCTGCTACAGGTAAACCCGCTGCCATTAATACTGCGTCTTGTGCTGCCGCACGGAATTTGTCGCTTTCAGCCTCGCCCATTGTTACAGTTACGCCTTTGTTACGTGCGCGCAATTGGTCCATTACCATTGCACGTGCTTCCTCAACGGATACGCCCATTACGATTGCTTCGTCCGCACCTTCTACATCAAAGTCACGGAATAATGCAGTAATTTCGGAAGTACGTTTACGTTCTTGCTCCATTGCTTTCGCAAGGTCTGCTTTTGTGATACCAGTTTCAACTGGTTCTGTAGATTTTACTTCTTCAGTTTTTAAAATTTCTTTTTCATCCATACTTTTTTCTTCCTCCTGTGTGTCAATATTTGTATGAATTTCTTCAGCACTACGTCCCACGCCAACAGTAGTGTCAGCTGGAACAGATGCAATACTGATTTCTAAAGGTTCCCAATCGGTTACTACATATGCGCCAGGTCCTTTGAATCTGCCATTACTGGATACAGAATCTTTCTCATCAAGCACCTCGTAGCGCTTAATGGAATACCCAACACTTACACCTTGTAGCGTACCTGACTGTACCTTTTGGAATATTGAGTCGGACTGTTCATCTGTATCAAAGCGTACTAATGCTTTTCCTCGATTATCTTCAATCCAAGCCCTTTCAACGTGTCCCACGACCACATCACGATCATGGTTAAACAACACTGTACCTAAACCATTATTAAAGCGCTCAAGGTTGATGCACTCTTCATCGTGGCAAAGGATTTCATCGCCGAACCAACGACCACATGGCGTTTCGGAAGAGAAAGACAATTCTACTGTCCGACTATCGGTATCGACATTGTCAATAGTAGATTCCCGGCAATAATTACCAAGAATGCTACGCTTTTGATGTTCACTCATTGCTAGCCATCAGCTCCTTCCTGTGTAGTGTCATCATCGCCCATCGTTAGCGGTTGCAACTCACTGGAATAATCTAGTAGAACCCCAAGCTCCTTAGCCCTATCTTGTTCAAGTTTCCGTTGCTCAAGAACTTCTTCCCAATCTCGCCCAGATGATGCACACACATCTTCCAATGTTGTAAGACCGGATTTGATTGCTTCTTTATTAGCGTTAACTTCCTTAACGGGGTCAATCCAAGACCACCCTGGAGCAAGCCAAGCTACCTCTTGGTATTTGTCCTTGTTCGCTAAGTAGTCAGAAGGTAATTCATCCGCTAAATAAAGGGCGTCAATAAAAGCTTTCCAAATCGGCATACAGAAGTGTGTGATTACAAATTTCTGTACTTGACGGAATGTCTTTTGGTCCTCTAACAAGTTTTGCCTTGCCGCTGAGAAATTCCCAGATATATTACGCGCTACGATGTCAGCGCTCATGCCAAGACCGGACGCAATACGTCTGGTCTGAGTTGCCGAGTATTCGCTTGCAGTTCCTGCATTACGTTTAGGGTCTGCAAACTCAATCGATTCACCAGGACTTAAATGTCTAACCATACCCGGTGCCATTGTAATATTGGGTCTACCTTTTTTATCTCGTGGTAATATCCCCGTTTGTCTTGCTGAGTTTTGTGACGTTACGAAAACACTGAAACACGCTGCTACGCGAGCTGCAATTAGATCAGCATCCATGTATTCGTCAATATCGTGAATTCTACGTAAGACTAAAGCTAATAAGCTTATACCTCTAATCTGAGACGGTCGTTTTGGTTTAAATAATAAAAACGCCTGGTCAGTGGTTAATCGAACTGTATCAAACGAACGCAAACCCATTGGATCTGTTTGACTCACATGGTAAGCTACAGGCCTGCCGTGTTCAGTAACCTCAACTCCGTTGATGATGTTATTCTTGCCGTTCGTGATACTTACTGCGCCGATATTTTCAGCTTCTATCAACTGAATGGATAATGGTAAGTACGCGCCCTGTGAAGTTTTATTGACTAGAATTTCCCCGTCGTACACCATACGTCTTAGCGCCATTTCTTGTAATTCATAGAAGTTTGAAATACCCCTAATGTCAGCGTTTTCAGGTTCAGCCCATTTGGCCCATGCTTTCTCGATTTTCTTATTTAGATCGTTGTTTAATTTACCGTTACGATTTCTAACTTTCGCTTGTGGAATAATGCCTGATCCAATTACATTTCGTAACAATGCAATAACAGCGGACTCAGCTAAGTCGCTGTTCATCTCTGCCGCTCTTGCTCGTCCACGTATAATATCACGCGAACCTGTTGCAAGTTGTTCAGCTGTACCATATGCAGGTTGCCAATCACTGCTCAACCTATCCATAGATGCTGCATCATATTGACGTAGCGCATCACGGTAGGCCTGGCGTTCATACGCACGTTGTGGACTCACCCATCCAATCACTTTGTCAATAATGTTCATCGTCCACCCCATGTTACGAATGCATCCGTTTGATATCCGTTTGACTCCTCATGTACACGTTGCATCAATGTTTGTTCTCGTGCGTATAGTACTGGTAAGTCAATTGTCTTGAAACGCTTACCGCCGATTTGCAATTCAGAATACCCTTTAGTTTCGATATCCTCAATCACTTGACGGACCCGTTCAAGTTGTTCATTTACATCGCTCATGGTTCACCTCCTATCTAAACCAATGTCCAGTATTGCCTATGCCTCCGCCGTAATCTTCGTAGGTTTCAACCTCTTCAGTTTCCTCATAGTCGGCTGGTTCAACTAAATATTTAACACCCGCAATATCTGCTACTGCAGCATTGTAGGTGCATGTATCAAGTAAGTGATTAACAGGATGGCTGGTGAGCGGTTTCCATTGCACCGTTACTGCTCCTGTTTTCACATTTCTGATTTCTTGCTTTTCTTCTGACCTTAAATGATCGGAGTACTCTTGCGGACAATCTTTATATAAATGAATCGTACCGGCTTCATCTGCGAGCCTTATCATCCTTGCGAATATAAAGTCCTTCCAATAATCAGTGTTTAGCACATACAATTTCAATCCGCCTACGACACCCTTTTCTAGTGATGTCATAGTGTATGGAGCTGCCATCGTGCTATGGTTCGAAGAGCCTTTAACTGGAATACAAACTTCAGGGAATCTAGAGCAGAATTGATATACTTCATCGGTTCTAAATCCAGAGTCAATGCCAGCTTTCATCACCTGTCGAGGTTCACCATATTCTGATGGATATTCTCGGTTAATGATTATTTCTTCTAAATCTTCCCATGTGCTTGCCTGTCCATAATCAATCAGATAAGACTTTACGCCAGGTGCGTATGCTCTTACTTCCCACCAGAAGTGATCAAGTTGTACGTCAACTGAAGCGATAAGCAATACTGCTTTATCCGGCACAACACCACACGGATAATTGGATTGAGTAAATTCCATATTTTGTGTGCTTTTAGTTTTAGAACTTTTCCAAGGTTCAGCTAGCCACGAATTGATGAAGTTCATTAATGTAGCCGGCGCGCCTTTAGAATTCTTAAACTCATAAGCAACGTCTCCGAATGTGACCCACGGTGAATATATAGACGATAAGTGATACGATACGGAGCGGACTTTACTTTGCGATTCGTTTACCGCTCTCCATTCACCACTTCTTAACATTTCCATTTTGTGCTTATCATAGATATGTTCACCGCAATGTTCACATTCGTAGTACGCTGTATCACGTATCATGTCCGCATTATCATTGTGTTCTTCAGGCCATTTTATCTGCTTAAACTTGAGGGTCTGCGACACACCGCAATGCGGGCATGGCACGTAATATTGTCGGCGTTCATTTGCACTCATGAACGCCTGCCAAATATTACCCGACTCAACCGTAGGAGTAGACACCATCACGATTTTTTTATCGACGAACGTTTTTGTACGTTCCGTCGCCAGTTTGATTGGGTCTGCCTCCTTACCTGCAAAGGCGGGGTATTTGTCAATTTCGTCAAAGAATAGATATTTGATTGAACGGCTTGAAAGGCTACTCGGAGAGTTCGCCCCTACAAGTACCATGTAATTGCCATTGTTGAAGTCTAGCTCCAGCAATTTACTATTCTCGTCAAACTTATCACTAATTGATTTGACAGATTTAATCATAGGCTGCACGCGCTTATCACTAGCAAACTTAGCGATGGTATCTGTTGGATACACCATCATGGTAGGGGATGATGTTTGGTCTAGCGCATACCCTATCATGTTAAGTTCTGTTTCCGTCTTACCTAGCTGTGCGCCAAAGCAAAGCACTATCTTTTCGATGAGTGGATCAGTGAATCTATCCATTGGTTCTTTGAGATACGGTGTTCGATTTGTCCGCCATCTACCGGGCTCCGCTGATACACTTGTTAGTACCCTGAAGTTATCTGCCCACTCTGAAACCGTATATCGTTCTGGGGGTTTGAACGCTTCGAGTTCTTCTGGAAACCAATCAACCTTTAGTCTTTGCTTTTCGACTGACTTTGATTTCCGGCGTGTACTCGCCTTTACGCGCGTAGCTTTCGAGGTAGTCTTCGACAACGTCATTCACCACCTTTTCTACATTCGCCCGTTCCTCCGGATCCGTGAATTCACTCGCAATTCGTTTCGCCAATTTAGTAAATGACGACTTCAATTCGAGTACGCGCCCAGACCATTCCTTTGCGACATCGGCACGAGATATGTATTCGCCCTCTAATATTTCGAGTAACTTTTTCTCACGCGCTGCTTTAGACTCCTTTAAGTCAGCTTCAGCAACTAACTTTCGAGTGGCTGCAGATTGGTCTTTTGCTTTATCATTTTTTGCATGTCCGAGATAAGCAAGCACCTCCCTAAGATTCCACCACCCAGTGGCAGCTTTCGGCATCCCTGATTTATGATGCCTAGAAATAATTTCAGGTGATACTCGAAGAAGGTCGCAAAGTTGTGCGGTCGATACGAGTAAGTCGCCTGCGGTATTGAATTTGACTCTCGGTTTTGTGTCGGCCATTGACGACCTCCTTTCTGTCTCTTGACATTCAACTTTCAACAGGAATTTTTCTCCCACACAGAGACAATCTTCGCGCTGGGGCGACCAGCGGTCATTTTGTGTCTCAGGAGTACCTTTTCCCAATTTTCACTTTCTCGATTACATTCAGTATTGATAATGTAAATTTGGGCAACAAAAAAGCACCCGTTAAAGGGTGCTAGACTACCGCCTATCTCTGTAAGTAAAAAGGACGCCAAACATAACTGGCGTCCTTTTTACTAATTTAATTCTTGTGAAGTTTCCCAACTTTCACACCTACAGTATACCACACTTTGATGTACTGTTTTGCATCGTTTTGTACTGAAATGTATCGACTTTTACATCATAGAACGAATGTACCCTACTTCAGTTAATGCTCGATCGTGCAATTCTCCGCGTACTCTAGCCTCGCTATATCCTAAAATATCAGCCACCTCCTTCCAGTTTTTACCTTGTGCGTATCGTTCTGTTAGTAGCATGGCCAATTCGTTTGGACGTACTTGACTAATCACGCTTCGTACTTCTGCTTTGATGGCTTTTAACCTTTCTATTTCCTTTCGTTGCAATTCGACACATTGCTCAATACCTACCACGATATTTGATAAATCGCTACAACTGCCTCCGGATATCCTATCCTTGCTGTAATCGGTAGCCGACAGAGTATCCGCTCTGCGTTCTATTTGTGCTTCAATATCACGATTAATGGAGTCAATCCTGTCGTCAATCCGTAATATCTGAAGCATGTACTCTTTATCAGTCATTCCCAAGTCCCCTTATTTTCACCACCATTAATTACTAACTCCTTTTTCAAGTGTACGTATATATCGGTTGAGATACCATTGTGCTTTTTTTAGGTCCTCTACTTTATCACCTTTGAATCCAGCTCGTGCTACGTACTTCACTACATTTCCTAAATGATATGGTAATTGTTGATCTTCGATGAAATCGATTACTTCAATATTACCGCGTGTGTAATGTGAAGGGTGATTAACAACATCGTGTTCGATATTAGATACCTTAGCTGGTGTCACTACATTTTCCTCCTTAATTATCGCCTTGCTTGTAGCTGGCTTAGCTTCCATATGTTTAGTAATCGTAGCTATAATTTCCTGTTTGGCCACTTCTTCTTTTTGTAATTCATGGCTAACCTTCTTAAGCTTTTCCACTTTAGACTTTTTGGCGTGTTTAGCTACACATTCTGGGCAATATTTTGATGGTCGACCAGGTCTACTTGCAGGTATAGAAAATTCAATACCACAGTCTTCACACTTTGTAGTTTTTAGTGCCTGCTTTACTTTCAACGTAGGAGGCGTCATAACCTTCATACAATCAGGACAATACTTTTCGTCCTTAACTAATGTATACTTCTCGCCGCATCTGCTGCATTTTCTTTGCATAGTTCTACTCCTTATACAATTCTTTACGATACTTAATAGCTTCTAGTAGCGCGTCTTGCCCTACTTCTTTACGTTCTAACGCTTTCATGACTTGCTCGTCCATCGTTCCTTTTGTTACTAGGTGATGGATAATCACAGGCTGTGTTTGCCCCTGTCTGTGGAGTCGTGCATTAGCCTGTTGATATTGTTCTAGGCTCCAAGTTAATCCGTACCATACGATGATATTTCCACCAGCTTGAAGATTTAATCCGTACCCTGCCGATGCAGGATGGGCTAATAACATTTGGATATTGCCTTTATTCCACTCCGCTACATCGTCATCAGTCTTTAACTCTACTGCATTAGGGAAGGCTTCCTTAATCGCCTGTAGGTCGTGCTTGAAATTGTAGAATACTAACATCGGCTTTCCTTCATTGGTATCTACCAATTCTTTTAGCCGCTCAACTTTTTCGTTGTGGACGATTATAGTTTTGCCGTCGTCGGTATAAATGGATCCATTTGCGAGTTGTAATAGCTTACTCGTCAGTGCTGCTGAATTCAAAGCGCTCACGTCGTCTGAATCTATTAGGCTCAATACGTGAGTGTACTCCATTATTCTATATAGCCCATACTCCTTGGGACTCATTTCTACCGTGATTACGTTTTCAATACGTTCTGGAAGATTTAGGTAATCCTTTGCTTTTAAGCTCATACAGATATCTTGCATTTTACCGAATATAGCCTTATCTCCTCCAGGTAGTAGTCGATAGCTGTACACGATGTGCCCATTTGTTTTACCGGGGGTAAAGTATCGTAATCGATACTCAGTAAGGGTTTTACCTAGTCTTTTACCTCCATCTAACAAATACATCTGCGCCCATACATCCATTAACGTATTCGGTGCCGGTGTACCGGTTAGAATGACTACTCGTTTGAAGAAAGGCCTCATTTTACGCAGCGCCTTAAATCGTTTAGCCTGTGGATTCTTAAACGATGAACTCTCATCGATGACAAGCATGTCAAACGGAAATGACTTCTTAGGTTTTTCAAAATAGTAGTCATACAACCATTGCACATTCTCACGATTTATAACGTAGATATCAGAATCACTTTCAAGGGCTTTGATACGGTCCTTTTCAGGGCCTAACACCGATGCTATTGTAAGATGGCTTGTCTCACTCCATTTTTGGGTTTCTTGCGCCCAGGTAGACTCTGCTACTTTCTTAGGTGCTATAAGTAGTACTTTCTTAATGTTGAAGTAGTCATACATTAACTGTTCAATAGCTATTAACGTGGAAACGGTCTTACCTAAACCCATGTCAAGTAACAATCCATAGTGCGTGTGATCAATGATTCGTTGTATGGCTATTTCCTGGTATTCGTGTGGATGAAAGTTCATGTATTACCCTTTCCATATCATCGACAAATAACTTAGCTTCTATCATTCCTGTAATCACAAATACCAACGCGCCTTGCTTACGTAATCTAGCAACTTGTATTCTTTGATTAGCCATTAATACCCCTTTTTGGGCTTTGAGTTCTACGAATATGACACTGCCCCCAGGGAGTACTACTATTCGATCTGGCACACCATCATTTCCCGGTGATACGAACTTCATATATATACAGCCCATTTTTTTAAGTTGAATTCCTAGCCAACGTTCGATATCCTTTTCGATTATTCTCACCTCGTTCTCAATAAATAATTGGACACACTATCGGACACGCCTGTGAAGCCAGGATATTACTGGGTTTATTATGGGGGTGTGTCCAATTTGTCCGATTTTTCGCCAGAATATATATATACGCGTATTCGTGTTTTTTACGTGTATACGTATACATACGATTATTCATATATTTATTTTTTATTTTTTATATAAATAATTGGACACACTAGATACATATTACTATTTAGATTAGCATTTATCTGCTTTTTAGCCGTGTCCAGTTAGCGTGTCCAAGCGTGTTTGGTGTGTCCAATTATTAGCATATATCAAAATCCATCGATGTATAGAAGTGTATAATTATTTTCACAAACATATATACACTTTAAAAATTGGACACACCTTAAATAATTGGACACACCTATTTTTCGTGATTACGTTTGTAAATATCCAAGAGGCCTGTTCCTTCCCTTACAAACGCCCTCTGTGGGCCATAAAGCTTACCGAAGCGGGCTTTTCCGGTTCCTTTAGTATAAGGACTCCAACCCCGCATTGCTTGCAATATATCAATGATTTCTCTTGCCTTTGCGTTCTGCAGGTTCTTCCTGTCGCCCTCCATCACTTCACACCATATTTCGAGGGCACACACCCGCTCCCGCTGCACTGAACCACAATATTCGTCGTCGCCATAATTTCTAATGTAGTCCCTACGGTCGAAGATATCGCGAGACTCCCAGTCTTCAGGAAGTAACATATCAAGGTATTCTTCAATGAGGCCTACGAGTTCACCACCTTCTGTATGTGATAATTGAATTCTAAGGGCTTCCTCTTCAAGTTCTCCTTCAAGGACTAAGGATTCACCCTCTGACCAGTAGTAATAGGCTTCTGCCCACAATTGGTCTATGTCCTCTTTTGATAGCTCCCAGGCGTTCTTAGTTTTACGATCTTTGTCACCTGTGACTGGCCAGAATCTGCGGTTACCGGTTCGGTCCTTAAGGAACATAAGATTATTAGTGGAGCCTGCGAATACACACTGGCGAGGGTACTCCTCGGTGCGTCTCCCATACGGTGAGCGGAACCGGTCAGAGGTACGACTGATAAAGGCCTTAACGATTTCATTATCGTTCTTGTAGGTCGGTGCGAGTTCCGCAAGTTCATTAATCCAAGAGCCTTGAATTTGTTCTAGGGCATCTTTGGTTTTGATATCCACGAGTGAATTATTGAACCATTTACGGCCTAACCGCTCCAAGATTAACGATTTACCAAGACCTTGAGAGCCATATAATACGATAGCTGTATCGAACTTAACACCTGGGTTCATGACACGTGCTACAGCGCCGCACATCCATTTACGTGTTACCGCTCTGATGTATTCGGTATCCTCTGCTCCAATATAATCAATGAAGAGAGTATCGACTCTACAAGTACCGTCCCAGGATACGCCAGTTAAATACTCACGCACGGGATGGAATTTATTATCTTGCGTGACTTCCTGGAGCGCATCGTCGATAATGCCTTTACCTTTGATTAGATATTTCGTAGCGAAGTAATTCCGCAAGCACGCATCGTCCGTATCGGTCCAGTAAGGAGTTTCGTCCTTACCGCGCCAAGGTAAATCGTCAGTTACAACTAACCGATGCGCAAATTCGTCAAGGCGGATACGTCCTCTTAATGCGGGGTCATATTTAAGAACTACTAAGCAGTTGAACACGTCAGACTCTGGTGTACCTCGACGGTCACGTTTGAGCTTTTCGAGGAAGTCCTCCTCGTCTTCTTCTGTGATGTCCTCGAAGTCCATATCGGCCATGCGTTCCTTGTCGAGCAAGATAGGGGCTGCGCCGTCATCGTTAACAAAATCAAGCATCGCTTTGTAACTTGGTAAATCCGTTACTTTGGTAGTCGGCTCAGCATCGGCATCTTCAGCGCCAAATAAGTGAATGCGGACCAGGTCAAACGCATTAACGAGCTTACCGCTGATAGGGTCAGTCGCATGGTTAGAGTAAGCAAACGTGTCATTATCGTAAATGACAAGACCTGCTACTGAGCTACCTCCGGTATACGTGTATCGGTCCTCTACTTGCGTCGGCTCATAGACTTCAGGGAGAAACTTTTGAATAGCTTCTGTGATACTATAGCTCCTACAGAAGGCACCGAGTAGGCCTTTTTTCTCCAAAGGGTTACCTTGCTTCTTGGCCGCATCTAGGCGAATCTGTGACTCCTTACTCGATGTTGGCCAAAGGCTCGTATCACGCCAGTCTCTGTAGGTATTGAGATATTGATTAACAGAAACTAAGCTGCCTTCACTATGCTGATAAACATAATCCACATCCTTTGGACAACTTGGCCAGTACATCAGACGTTCTGCTTGATGCGTAGATGGGTCAAAGGAGTCGATGCCAATATCATCGGCAATACGTCTTGATACAGCTTGGTACTCATCAGGAGTCATCGCTCTATCAACAGGAACGATGATGCGATAGCGTGGATTATCGGTAGTATGGCTGTGTGTACTGTAAAGTACATACTCCATACCGCCTAATTCCATATCCAGGTCTAAGAGGAAATCTTCACTAGGCGAGTCCGCATCAAGAGTAATTAAGTATCGCTCCTTAACGGCACCTCTAACCCGTCTACCATTTTTAGGGATATAGCCACCAACAAAACCGCCGACGTCTTTCTTTTGGCCTTTCTCGGCTTTAGACATTTTGGCGTATTCAGCAGCCGTTTCATTCGTTACAGTAGGCTCGGCCAACTTATTGGCCAAAGCACTCCAAGTCATTTTCTGAGACTTCCAGCTACGGGCGGAGCGACTTTTGCCCGTAGCTATTATGATATTTGTATCCATATGTTACATCGCTCCTCCCTTCGCAAAATGAATATCCCCTAAATATTTAGGTACTTGTAATCTATGCTTTTTAACCCATTGGCATACAGCATAATTAATGTTGTGATTATCTCGTACACCTCTGTTGTTTTTTAGCTTAGCCTGGTGTATTACTGTAAATGCTTCAGAGGTATCCGTAGGATTTACCTCAATACAAGCCACAGGTTTGTCGCTTTTATAAACACCAACAATAGCACATTTTTGGTCTTTAACTTTTTCTACATAGGTACCTACGCAGTTATTGAGTTGAACGCCTAGTCGAATTATGTCGTGCGTTGTTTTTATCACGGTGAAATCTAGACCACCAACGGAGTCTATTAATTTTTTATGGAGCAAGCTGCGCTGTACTGGGACATTTTCTGCTTTTTCAAATTTAGATATGCACACAATCTCATCGTGCAGATCCTTAATTTGAATACGTCTAGCCCAAATCTCCTTTTTCCTAGCTCTCGATAACCGGTTATACATATCCGCCGTATCTTTTACTTCCGAGTAGGAGTCGGCGTTTTTTAAGAATAATAGGACTCGGCGTTCACCGTATTGGTGACGCATAAGCTTAAGAAAATCAGTAACAGTAAGCAAAGCTTGCCCGTCATTCCATATTGGCCAGGATTGAATATACCCGGTTTTCCCACCTTCCTCTGCCACAAGGTCCGTAAATGCTTTCTGATAATCCATGCTTTTGAACACCTTGCTAGCAGTTTGGATCACTTTGATATAGAAGAAAGGACGGATGGTTAGTAATTTTCTAACCCAGCGCTTATCCGGTACTTTATAAAGCTGAATGAGAGCCTTGATAAACGGTACGCCGGCACTAGTTAACTCAGTAATAGCAGAAGTACTTGTTAACTTAGCCCCGAAAGGTCTGAAGTAGTTATCGTGGTCTCTAATTAGAGTGTCATTTAATGCAGGCGCATCCGGTGCGTGCATCTTCCATACCAGATTATGGAGTAAGTTATCGAGCGCGCCATATTTGGACGATAATAGTACCCCTTGCCTGATTGGTTTAACTTGATACCCAACTCGTTTTGATAACTTAGTGAAGTAAGCCTGTTTTAGCACTTTAGCAAAAGTTTGTAGCTCCTTTTTATATTGCGATAACCGGCAATTAGGAGTTGCTACTAGCCAATATAGAGGCAATGATTTTGAATAAAACACCGATATATTAGGCTCAATTTCTGATATTATATCGGCGCGAGTACGCTTCTTTTGAACTAAGAACACTTTTCCTTGCTTGAAATCGAAGCGCAATATATCGATAAGATGTGGCTTGTACCCAGGGTAGATAGATTGTGTATCGTTATCGACATATACTGTGTAGTAGTCGAATTTAACATCGAGGATTTTCCCCCGATCAATAACCGATAGTTCTATATCTAGTGGAACATTGGCGGTACCGGAAGCATCAGCTACACAATCACATTCGGCACCTCTCGTACTAATGAGTTCTCCGCATTGTGGGCAATAGAACTCATTTGATATATAAGGGTCTACTATTCTACCCATCCCGGAAGATACCGAGGGCCACAAGCAGGCAAATGATTGACCGCAATCTACGTGGTAATGTACAGCAGGTGACCAAGAATTCACTTGCTTGCGCCGTACTAGGTCATACAGCTTTTTGACTGACAAACTAAATAATACCTTCATAAGGCGCTATCCTTTCATCTATAACAAATCGTCTAAATCGTCTTCTTCAGGAGTTTCATCAACTGCTGGGGTTTTATCAACCGGTAACTTTTCTTCTACAGGTTCGTCTTTTTTCTTGGTCACGCGTTTACGTTTTGGTTTTTCTTCAGTGGAATCCTGTTCTTCTACTGTTGGTTTTTTATCCGCCTTAGGTGTATCTTCTGTTTTCTTACCGTTTAATACTTTAAGACCTAAATCGCAAGCGGCGATACAGCCTTCGCAGTACGCCATCGCGGAGTCTTTGCGTTCGCTTGCAGGAGCTTCTTTTACTAGTTCATATAAACCGTCGATAGCTTCGCGTTGTTGTTGAATTTGTTGTTTTGTAAGTTTCATAAGAATTATCCTCCTAATCCTTCATATAGTAAGGGTTCTCAAACCCTGCCGCATTTAATATAAGGCCCTCGTTCCAGGACTCGGGCTCACACATAATATCTATTACTTCTTCTAAACTGCCTTCGCCTATAGGCGCTTCGATAACCACTTCGTCATGGATATGGGCTACAATTTTATAGCCTGCTTTTGAAAGTCTTAGCATTGCCGCTGCTAAACAATCTCTTGCTACAGCTTGCACAATGTTTTCGACGAGCTTTCCGCCGTAGGTTTCAACTCTGCCCCAGGTGTTCTTAACCTGATCCATACCATCATACTCAATCGATTCACTACCGAACCGGTTAGTCCCAATTCTAGGTCTTGCATAAGCAAGTCTACGACCAGATGGTAATTCGATGAACATAAACCCTTTCGATTTAAAGAATTTAATATTACCTTGCCTAATTCGCACCGGTTCCCCGGTTTTCACGACCTGCTTGGCTGCAGTATCTGCATCTTTCCAAAATCGCGTAATACGTGGACTGGCTCGTCGCCAAGCTTCGATGATGCCTGGTAGTTCCTCTTCAGGAATTTCCCCTTTTGTGTCCATCGACTTCATGGCTCCTACGCCACCACCGTAACCGAGTGCCAGCTCCGCTACTTTGCCTTTTTGTCTCAAGTGGCCATTTACACCGTGCTTCTCAACCGGTACGTGGAACATACTAGAAGCAGATGCACAGTAAATGTCGCCACCTTGCGCAAATACATCTTGTCTCCACTGCTCGTGAGCAAGCCATGCGATAACACGAGCTTCAATAGCACTAAAGTCGGCTACGATAAATCGGTGCCCGTCTTCTGCTACGAGAGCAGTACGGATAAGTTGCTTGATCACGTCGCCAGGGTTTCCATAGAGTAGGTCTAGCAATTCTACATCTCTACTTTTAAGAACGTCCCTTGCTGTGTCCAAGTCTTCCAGGTAATTACGAGGGAGGTTCTGCAGTTGTACTACACGTCCTGCCCATCGTCCACTTCTCATAGCCCCATAAAACTGAAGCATGCCGTGGATGCGACCATCAGAACATACAGCGTTTTTCATGGCCAAGTATTTTTTGATGGAGGAATTACCGAGTACTTGCCGATTTTGTAGTACCCTGCGCACATCCGAAGGGATATCCTGTGCTAAGAGGTTTGATACGTCGTCTTTTCGCATCGTTTCTAGATCATAGCCTAGCCTTTCGGATAACCACTCTTTCAGTTGCATGGTACTATTGGGGTTCTCTAACCCTGTTAATAGTTTGGATGACTCGGTAGCTTCTTCCACGATTTCGTCGTTGCACGCAAGTGCAGCATTGACAAGGTTTATATCTACTTTTACACCTCTCCAGTTGATATCTTGGTCAAGTAACCAGTACTCGTGCTCGATAGCAGGTGGTTTTAGCGAAAGTAAGCGTTTACGAATCGCCTTTTCAACTACAACGTCTTGGCGGTTGTATTCAATAAATTCAGCCCATTTATCAGGTGCATCCTCTGGCATATTTCGTGTCTTAGGATTTGTCTTAGTCGGTTTTCGCGGTACTGAGAAAAATTGGATTAACCGTTTACCTCTTGAGTCTTTGGCTTCGCCTAATTTCAATGCCTTAGACACGTTATCAAGGCTTGCTGGTAGACTGCAGTATAAAGCAAGTACGGAAGTACATTCCCAGTTTGTGTAATCCGCATCTGGGAAGTACTTTTTAAGGCACAACATTTCAAATGCTGCGTTGAATGCGGTCTTTGTAATTTCCTTGTTATACAAAGCGTCCACCACCCTCTCGGGCAGTGGATCCTTTGTCATATCAATTACTTCGACTGGTTCATCATCAAAGCTATAGGCAAAGAGCAGTATTTCAAATGTCTCATCATCAACGTATCGCTGTGCTCCGAATTTAATCGGACAGTCGCTGTACGTTTCCACATCAATACTGAGCTCCATAATTGCCTCCTTAGATTAAATCGTCATCATCGTCTAGGTCGCCTAAATCGTCACCAAAGTCGTCAGCGGATACATGTACACCACCTAGACGCTCACCATCTTTGATTTTACGAATACCATTTAGACCAAAGCCTACACCTTTCTTGCCGTTGAAGTTATAGGCGAATACGGAAAGTGCGACCTGAGCATATACACCGGAATAGATTTCTTCTTCGATATCGAAATCGTCCATCTTGATTTTGTCACGATTAAATACGATAGGTTGTTTATCACTGTTCGCATTAATGAAGAATTTATCAGCATATACTTCCGGTTGGTCAGCTACTGCTTCATCCGTATCGCCATCACGTAAGTTCAATTTTAGGTAAGCTGCTTTGCCTTCTACCTTAGCCAGTGCTTTTGGATCAGCCTTAAGTTCTTCGATTGCTTTTTCAAATGCTTTGATAGTCTTTTTATCTGTTTTATCAATAATAATTTGAGAGCTATATTTCGCTTTACCGTCGTCGTTTTTACGAGGTTGAGCGACGTTAGCATACGAAAGTCTTACTACACCAGTTGTCAATTTAGCCATGTTACTGTCTCCTTAATTCTTAAATGGGTTACAATTATGTTCGAACCCTATTACTGTGTTAAATAAATTATCTAATTCGTCTTCGATATCGGACCTTTCGTCGTCTAGTCGAATCCATTCATCGTCTTCTTCCCAAGAATATTTCGAAAGGTCTAATTCAGTTTTATAGTAGTCCTCTATTGCATCGCATTTAACTTCTACTGCGCAGTAGCGAGTATGCAAGCTAGTTGCATAGGCAATAGTGATTTGGTAGAGCTCATCGAGGTAATGTCCTCGTTCATAAAGCTCTTTAGCAATTGCTTTTACTGTAACGACACGCATGTTACACCTCGTCATCAAACTCATTTGCCATTGTTTCTGCAGTATTAATCGCAGGGCGTTTATCGCTTTCCGGTACAAGCGCAGGCTTGCCTTCCGGTTTGTCGATATAGGCTTCTAAGTATTCAGCCACACCTTTTTTACCGAGAACCTTCTGCAGATTAGTGATACCTTCGAGTTCACGTGGTTTAAAGATGTCCTCTTCCTTATAACCGTTATCCAGTAATGTTTTAGCAGCGGCGTCTGGATCCGTGATAGTACGTCTTGACGTACCTTCCACTAATTTGTATCCAGGCCACTGTTTCTCACCGGATAAAGCTTTTTCATAAGCGAAATCGTAAACACCTTTAATCCATTTTGTGATTAAGTCCTTCATCCCCAAGATGTCAGATACTTCACGGTCAGTGAGTAATTGATTGAGCTTGCCACCGTCTTTATAAAAAGCAGTAAGGCAAGTATCTGCTAACGCCCTACAGGTGTGCCGTGCTTTACAGAAATTGCAATAATCGCAAGGCGTACATTCGCCGAGCCCATCCCAGGCACGCTGTGCGATTGGTTTGATTTCTTCACCCCAATCGAGTAGTTCTTCAAGAGGCATTTCATCGGTAGACACACTATCAAGTCTTGGCTGAACGATCGTCATACGAACTGTTTTAATGTCATACAGGAATTCGTTCACGTCGTAAGCACCTAATGCGTATAGTCGCATTTGCGTATTTTCGATGGCACTAACAGGAACACCTTTACCATACTTCAGGTCAATCACTTCCAGGATGCCGTCAGCTACGATGACCATATCGCCGGTGCCGAAGCCCTCAGGTACCCATCTAGAAAAGTCTAGCCGCGCCTCAATCATGGCTTCCGCATCAGATGAACGAGCACGAGCCTCGTTCACCTTTTCTTCGCAGATATCTACATAACGGTTAACCGCTTCCACCATTTCAGCGGAGTAATCATGCTTAGGAAGTTTTTTACCTTCTAGCTTATGGCGCAAGATTGATTCTGCCAGGTCGTGGGCTATAGTACCCTCTGCAGCATAGGGCGATTGTTCATCTGGGAACATCGCCTCCAATCTTGCTGAAGGTGTACATACGAGCCACCTGGCGCTACTCGATGCCCCGAGTAGTGCATGTTTCCTAGCCACGACTAGCCACCCATTCCATGATTTGGATGCGTTGCTCATCGGTAGCGGATGTTACCTTTTCAGCTCCGATGCTATCTAGGAACGCCTTGAATTCTGTTTTAGCTTGCGTCTTGTCCGCAGCTTTGGCCATCACATCTTTTACGGCTTCACGAGTTTCTTCGAGGCTAGGAATGGATTGCTTTTCTTCCTTAGCTATTTCCTCTTTCACCGGTTCCTGCTTAACAGGGGTTTCTACTTTAGTAGCAGTCTTTGCTTTTTTAGCCTTAACTTCTTCCTTTGCCCGCTCGATGGCGTCCGCTTTATCTATGGAAGACCCTACGAGAGATTGGTATAGGTCTTTGATTTCTTGATTTAAATCCTTAGCTGTTTCTACGGTAATTTTTAACTCTAACATTGTTCTGTTTCCTTCCTGTTTGACTATGTGATATACTTTAGTTGGATATTTTTCTATGTGCCCTTTCGCATTGCCGTGCGTTGGGGCATTTTTTTGTCAAAATTATTCATCGGAACCCTCCGATTGTGTACCCAAATCCTCGCATTCATCCGGAATGCAGTATTCTTTATTTGGACATTTGTTACAGTCTCGCAATTTAATCACCACCTTTCAAAGCGCTTATGTCGAGATTTTCCTCCACTTCTTTCTTTTGCCAAGAGTAAAAGTCTAAGCCTTGTTCTTTCAGTGCATCTGCCGCCGCTCGTCCTGTTTGTGCATTCTCGATAATTCTATAGGCGTCACGTTTAGCAAGGGACAGCTCAGATAGCTGCTCTTCAAAAGGTTTAACAATTTCGCAAATTGTTGACCACGATTTTAATGGGTCAGAATACATATACTTACTTCTAG